TTATTCTTGATAGTACAGGAACGGGTGGGCGCAAGTACACCATGGCTTCTGGTACAAACGGAAGTTTGGACTTTTACGATTATGATGCTGCGGCTTATCGCATGCGCATCGACAGCAGCGGTAATATTATCCAAACTGGCGGGAGTAACGGGTACATCCAAGCGAGTGGAACCGATAACGCATATCTTAGGGTAAGCGGTGCTTCTGGCAATGAAAAGCACTTAGACTTTTACTCAGGTACGTCAAAGCAGTTTGAAGTGTTTCTTGATGGCAACGAAAACTTCATTTTCCGTAAGCAATCTGGAAATGCAGAACGTATGCGCATCGACAGCAGCGGTAACTTGCTGGTGGGTAAGACGAGTACAGATTTAGACGTTGCGGGAAGCGCAATGTTTAGTACAGGTCAGGCTTATCATACACGGTCTAATGATACAGCATTATACTTAAACCGACTTACGTCAGATGGCACCATTGCAGAGTTCCGCAAAGACGGCTCCACTGTGGGGAGTATTGGGGTTGAAAGCGGCGATTTAAAAATAGGACATAATACAGCGGCATTAGACTTTTTATCTAGTGAAAGCAGAATACGCCCGTGGAATATGTCTACAAATCTTCCAAACGATAATGCCGTTGATCTTGGCAGAAGTAATACTCGCTTCAAAGACCTCTACCTCTCTGGCGGTGTCTACCTTGGCGGCACTGGGTCGGCTAATAAGCTGGATGACTATGAGGAGGGGACTTGGACGCCTGTTTTATCGGGTGCCACCACTACAACTTACATTGAGCAGACGGGGACATACACTAAAGTCGGACGCTTAATTTTTATTTATTGTGAACTTAAAATAAGCTCTATTGGTGATGGTAGCCAACAAATAATTTCAGGTTTACCGTTTAGTGCAGGTGAAGAAGGAACGCTAAACGTAAGTAAGATGCAGTCTGCTGCTGCTAATTTTTACAGCATACAGCTTAGAACTTCTGGCATTAATGTGTATGCAAGTTTACAAAATAATTTGGATGGAACTATTACCACCAACTCAAACTTCATAACAAGTGGCACGCAAATGCAGTTTTCAGGAGTTTATTACACCACATAACCACCCCTGTTGGATTACAGGGTAGTCAGTCCAAGCCATAAAGGAGATAAACGATGGCACTAACAGAAGAAACAGTACAAGACAAAATAGAGATCGTAGGCGACTTCAAGCACGTTCAGGTGCGTACAGCCACGGTCATCAAGCGTGACGGTGTAGAGATCAGCCGTGGATATTCACGCCATGTCGTTGCACCAGATGCGGACATCACAGGTGAAAGCGCAGAGGTGCAAGCCATCTGTAGCGCAGTACACACGCAAGCGGTTAAGGATGCTTATGCCGCACATCTAGCAGCACAGGAGACACCATAATGGCTGTAACATTTACTTGGACTATCCCAACACTTGAGCGTCACACGTCAGATGGTGGCGTTTACATTGCACATTGGCGCTGCACAGGCGTTGATGACGATGGCAACTCAGCAAGCTCATATGGCACCTGTGGCCTAACCTATGATGCTTCTGCGTCCGACTTCACACCGTATGACGATATTACTGAGGCTCAAGCTCAGGGCTGGGTCTGGGGTCATGTATCACAAGCTGATACTGAAGCTGCCATAGCGTCAAAAATCGACGCAATGGTAAATCCAACCACTGCCGCGGGAACACCTTGGGCAGCATAACTTGAAAGGAGATCAATATGACTGAAGACAAAAAGGTCATTACGATTGACGATGTGGAATACACTGAAGACCAACTAAGCGACACTGCAAAGATGTGCATAAATCACATCAACTCGCTAGACCAGAAGATCGGCTCTGCGCAGTTTAACTTGGTGCAGCTTCAGATGGGCAGGCAGGGCTTCATGGCCGAGCTGAAAGCCTCCCTTGAGCCTGACGCGGAATAGCCGCGCAGCATAGCAAAAACGCTAGGGGCAGCAAAGCGCTGCCCTTTTGCGCATCAAATGGTCATGTGTTACACTGCGGCAAGCGCGCAACACCAACGAGGCAACGATGGCCCTGATTAGATTAGACGTACCCGCTGGGGTTTACCGCAACGGCACCGACTTGCAGAGCATGGGCCGCTGGCGCGATGCCAGCCTGATACGTTGGATCGACGGCACGATGCAGCCAGTCAAAGGTTGGCGCAAAAGATCCGACACGGCAACCGCTGCAATCACGCGCGGCATGACAACGTGGATCGACAACAGCAGCGACCGCTGGATTGCTGCCGGAACATATAACAAGCTTTACGTTTACAACAGCGCGGGCAACCAATTCGACATCACGCCGAGCGGCCTGACCGCTGGCCGCGAAGACGCCATAGCGTTTACTGGATACGGCGGCGGCCTGTTTGGCAGCTACGCATACGGCGTTGCGCGGCCAGACACTGTACGCATCCAGCCAGCGACCGCTTGGGCGTTGCAGCCGTGGGGCGAATACTTACTGGCCAATAACGAAGACGACGGCAAGGTTTACGAGTGGCAGCTAAACACCGGCACGATTGCCGCGCAGGTCGCCAACGCGCCAGTCAGTAACCGCAGCATTGTTGTCACGGCAGAGCGCTTTCTGATGTGCCTCGGCGCAGGCGGCAACCCACGCCTTGTTCAGTGGTCTGACCGCGAAGATAACACGACGTGGACGCCTGCCGCGACAAACGAGGCTGGCGATCTTGAATTGCAGACGAGTGGTCAGATTATGGCTGGCGTGAATGTGCGCGGGCAAACGCTTATCCTAACAACGACAGACGCGCATGTCGCCAACTATATTGGCCCGCCATATGTGTATGGCATCGAGCGCGTTGGCGCAGCCTGCGGGCTTGCGGCTAATCTTGCATATGCCAAGGTTGACGCTGGGTGCTTCTGGATGGGCGTGCATGCGTTTTACGCCTACACCGGCGGCGGCGTGCAGGAGATCCAGAGCGACGTGTCTGACTACGTGTTTAACGACATCAACCGCGCGCAAATCAGCAAGGCGTTTGCGATGTCAAATGGCGACTTTGGCGAGATATGGTGGTTCTACCCGTCCAGTTCATCAAACGAAAACAACAGATACGCCGTGTATAATTACGTCGAGAATACGTGGTCTATTGGCGAGCTGGCGCGCACAGCAGGATCTGACTCCGGCACATTTAGGCAGCCGATGATGTTTGATCCGTCTGACAAGAAAATATATGAGCATGAGATCGGCTTCGAGTATGGCGGTTTGACGCCGTTTGCGGAAACCGGCCCAATTATGCTCGGCACTGGCGATAACGTCATCAGCGTGACGGAGATGATCCCCGACGAGAAGACGCAAGGCGATGTCAGCGCAACGTTTAAAACGCGTTTCTACCCCAACGGCACCGAGAGATCATACGGGCCGTTTAGCATGTCCAACCCCACCAGCATGCGCTTCACTGGCCGTCAGGTGCGGATGCGCGTTGACGGGGCAAGGCTTGCTGACTGGCGCGTTGGCATAAACCGGCTGGACACTGTTGCGGGTGGACGTAGATGACGCAGCAGTACCGCGCACCAGAGCCGCAGGGCGATGACTGGAAGTCATGGGCGCGGCGCATGATGCTCTATCTCGGCCAAACGCGTTCGCCTCTGGTGCAGCAGACGGGCGGCGAGAGCGCGGCAGAAGACGGCGTGTTGATGTGGGATCGCATAAACGAATACCCCGTTGTCAGTAAAAACGGCGAGTGGCGGCAAGTTGTGCTGGAGGATGGCCACGCTGATTTTATATTGACGTCTGACGTCACGCCTGTTGCCGCTAACACGGCGTACAAGCTGACATATGACGCGCCCACGGGCAATGACGGCATCACGCAAGGCACGCCTGCGTCGCGGATCGTGTTCGAGGAGGCGGGCCAATACGTCGTATCGTTTTCCGCGCAAATATCATCGACGTCAGCCAGCACGGTTCACTTCTACTTCTGGCCCAGCGTCAACGGCACCAACGTAGCCAACAGCGCAATGACCACTGCGCTGCACCAGAACAACGCCACGCTGGTCACGTCGCGCACGCAGATATTTACCGTGGCGGCGAATGACTACTTAGAAGTGAATTACATGATCGACAGCACGCAAGGCTTTCTGAATTACACCGCAGCGTCTTCGCCGGTGCCAGCGATCCCCGCGTCAACTTTAGCGATTACGAGGCTTCATGGATAAGGAGCTAGAGAGATGCCGCGACTGGATTGAGGCTGCTTTGGAGTATTCTGGCGGCACGCATGACTTCATCGACGTGGCCGAGGGTATATACAAAGGTAGCATGCAGCTCTGGCCCACGCCGAGGGGGTGCATAGTGACCGAAATAGTGGTATATCCGAGAAAGAAAGTTTTAAACGTGTTTCTTGGCGGCGGCGAGTTGGATCAGATTTTAGAAATGCATGAAGATGTGATAGCATGGGCAAAAGCGCAAGGATGCTCTGCGTTGACCATGACGGGCCGGTTTGGCTGGAAGAAACCACTGAAGGCGCATGGCTGGGTGCCACTGCATGCTTCATATGTGAAGGAGTTTGAATAATGGCAGGCGGCAAGGGCGGGTCAACAACGTCATCAGTTACGATCCCAGAATACATTGAAGAGGCGGCGCGCCGTAACTTGGCAAAAGCCGAAGGCATTAGCCAGATTGGATACGTGCCATATTACGGGCCGGATGTTGCCGCGTTTACGCCGTTCCAGCAGGCTGGCTTCCAGCAGACCGCTGACGTCGCGTCTGCGTTTGGGTTGGGAGCGCCAACAACGCAAGCTGATATTATGGGCGGCATGCCAGAGCCGACAGAGTTTGCTGGCGGTGTACGCGGATATAGCGCAGCTCCACTGTACCAGCAGGCCGTTGACGAGCTTGCCGCGCAGCGTCCAGCGCAGGCTCAATACATTGAAAGCTTCTTTATTGACCCAGTGACAGGCCAAGCAGGAACACGCGTGCAGCCTGCTGTGGATTACAGCACTATGGGTACGATGGCAGACATCCGCGCAGCAGATCGCGCAAACGAGTTGGCGATTGCACAAGCGCAGGCGGCTGCGGGGCCGCAAAATGTTACGTTTGAGACAACAAGTTTTGCCGCCAACCCAAACTTGGCTGTGCAGCCTAATGACCAGATATTTAATATCGCGCCGCCAGAGGTTCAGATTGCTCAGCAAATAATGGCAACTGACCCCACAAACCCTGATTATAATGAGGCGTTTCAAACCGTTTACGAATACCAAGCCGCGCAGGCGGCGCAAGACCCGACAGGGCAGTCAACTGGTCTTGGCATAACGCCGGAAATAATTGATGCGACAGGTGTCGCAGCATTTTTGCCACCGTCAAATGTGCAGGCTTCCACGATGATTACAAATCCAGCCGCAGGAATCACTGACACAAGCGAAGCGTCAACCGGTCAGCAGGTAGTGGACGACATCCAAGAGGGCGTAACTGGCATTGCAGCGAATACATTGCTTGGCCAGATATTACTTGGCGACACTTATCAGGTCGGCGGTGTAAATAACCCGATTGAAAGCCCGACCGTAACAGAAATGCAGGAGGCCGCACCTACGGGTATGGTTTACGACACTTCAACCGGCGGTTACGAGCGGCCAGACGATGTGAGCGCAGCCCCGACGCAATACCAAATGGTCGCTACAGGAACAGATGCTGCTGGGAATACAACCTATTCTATGGAGGAGACCGCTGCCGCAACAGCGCCACCCGTGAGGCCCACATCTGACGACAGCGGCGGTGGCGGCGGTGGTGGATTAGACACCGTGCTTTGCTCTGCATATTACAGCCTCGGATACTTGCCGCGCGAAATTTGGCGCTTGGATCAGCGTTACGGCGTGTGGCTGCACCGCAATGATCCTGAGCTTATGGAAGGCTACCACGCGTGGGCTGCTCCGTTGGCTGAGTATATACAGAAGGATACACGCGGAGCCAAAGTCGCTCGCGCAGTTATGTGGCCCATTGTTAAGTCGTGGGCGGCAGAGATGGCGCATAGGCAGCGCCCAGAGAAGCATAGGCCGAATGTGGCCGGTAAGATGATTATGGCGATTGGCGAGCCGTTTAGCCGCGTGTGCGGCATGCTCAAGCCACGCGCAATACGAGGAGAAGCATAATGGCTGGACAAGGTGCAAAAGGTGGCGGTCAGGTAGCGATGCCAGTAGCAGGCGCAGGGCCGCAGCTTGGTATGATGCCAATCGCCCCGACAGCGCAACCGGCAGCGCAGCCTGCGCCGCCCGCATTGGCCCCGACTGCTGGGTTTAACGTAAACCAAGCCGCAGCAGGCGCATTGCAGCAGGCGATGGGAACCGCGCAGAGCGGCCTCGGCTTCACGCCACGCCAGATCGAGGCAGTTGGATATACGCCAGCCCAGCAAGCCGTCGCCGGACAGCAAACTGGCTTCGCATACCAGCCATCGCAAGCAGCGGCGCAGCAGCTCGCAACGACTGACATCAGCCAGTATCAGTCGCCGTACCAGCAGGAAGTCATCGACATGACTATGCGCGATATTGCGTCTGCGCAGGAAAAAGCGCTCAACGTGCAGGGCGCGCAAGCTCAGCGCGCGGGAGCGTTTGGCGGGTCACGCCAAGGCGTTGCCGAAGCGGAAACGCGTGCAGCATACGGGCAGCAGGCGGCAGACGCGGCAGCGCGTTTACGCCAGCAAGGGTTCCAACAGGCGATGGGCGCGGCTCAGTTTGACATTGGCCAACGTGCAGCAACGGAAGCGGCAAACGTCGCGGCGCGTCAAGCTGCCGAGCGCTTTGGCGTTGGATCGCTGCAGCAGGCGCAGGCGGCAAACATTGCTCGCGGCCAGCAAGTTCAAGCATCCAATGTGGCGGCGCAAAACGCTGCGGCGCAATACGCTGCTCAGCAGGCGGCATCTGCTCAGGCGCAAAACTTGGCGGCGCAGCAATCCGCGATGGGTACGCGTTTGGGTGCAGCAGGGCAGCTTGCCGGACTTGGCCAGCAGGCATTCGGCACAGGGCAGGCGATCCAGCAGCAGCAGATGCAGCAGGGTCTTATGCAGCAGGGATTGCAGCAGGCGCTTATCGACGCGGCGCGTGGTCAATATGCAGGCTACACAGGCGCACCGCAGGCAGCGCTTTCAGCGCCATTGGCGGCGCTCGGGGCAACGCCAACGCCTCAGTCTCAGGCAAGCACAAAAGAGGCCGGTCTGTTTGATTATCTGAAGCTGCCATTTATGTACGCGGCGATGTAAGGAATAAACGACATGATTAACCAAAACTCAGGTTTCGACGAAGAAGACTTTATCGGTCAGGAAAAGTCAGCACGCCGCAAGGATATGGCAGGCGCGTTTGCTGGATGGTTAAACAGCATGTCGATCAACCCTGACCCAAACTTGCCGCAAGTTTTGCAGGCGGCGCAGCTGAAGCGCGCAGACAAGATCAAAGGCAACCGCACGGTAAATATGCTTGAGAAAGCTGGCCGGACTGATCTTGCCGACATGGTAAAAGCAGGAACGCTAGACCCAAAGCAAGCAGCAGCGCAGCTATTTGCAGAAGCTGGTGAGCGTCGTGCGTTTGAGCGGCAGAAGGAATTGGCAAACTATAAGTTTGGTTTGGAAAAGCAGCTATTGGCAGCAAAGCCCACTAAAGTTTCTGCTGCTGAGAATAAAATTCAAAGGCTGATGGAGACTGGCCTTAATCGAGCAACTGCCATAGCAATAGCGGATGGGAGATTGACCACTAGCCAAGACCCGATAACAGGCCAAGTGCGGCTAATAGATAAAGGCACGGGCAATGTCATTGCACCAAGCGTGCCTCAATCTGTCGCCGCAGAGGTAGAGACTTCTGATGCTGCCCCCGAAGGTCAGTTTGAGGGGCTTGATCCATCTGAGGCACTTGGGCTTGGTGGTTGGACTAAAAATGCAATCAATGTAGTCGGTGACGCGATTGGTGCTGGTCAAGCGTATAAAGAAGCTGGCGCAGTGTCATCAGCGCTTGAAAACTTGCAAGGCAGAACAATTTTACTTGCTGGTTTAGATGTTGCAGGGAAACCATCAAACTTTACAAGAGAAGAAATAAGGGACAGGTTTACCATCTCAGCCAACGAGCTGACAACTGGCCCAGATCGTGCCTACCAAAAGTCTCAGGAAATGGTCAGACTTCTTGAAGAAACTTATGCTGTCACCCAAAGAAATGCTCAAGGCGGCGGTGGGGCGTCAGTCCAGCAGCAAAAAGCCGCTATGGAAGCTTTGCCCTCCCTTGAGGCATTGCTGCGGGATTACAAGTCACTGCAAAATGCCTTTGCCACAAAGATAGACCCACCCTCAAGCCTCGCGGTTGACCCGCAAATGAATGACATCCTCGAATTCTATGCTCCAACCCCAGCAGGAAACTAATCATGGCTGACCCGCAATACGAGAGAATGCTTGAGGCGCTTAGAAGCGCGCACAATGCCGCTCAATCTGCCACAGACGAGCAAGACAGGCAAATGCACACTCAAAACGCAACAAAAATTGCTCAGGCTATAAGGTCAATGCAAGCCGAGGCAGAGGTGCAGGCGTCTGTCGAAGAGGGTGATGGTTTTACCGCACAAATGAATAAATCCATTGCCGAGGGCATTGGTGGGTTGGTTGATTTTGTAAACCCATTCGACGAATACACAGGCTCCGCAACAACTGGCTTAAAAAACCTTATGGCTGCAGGCGGGGTTAGAGTTGCTGAAGGCGAGGCAGAAGGTTTTGTGGAAAACCTTGGAGCGGGGGTTGGATCTGCTGCTGCTGCCGCTGTTCCTGTGGCTAAAGGTGTGCAGGCTTTGCAGGCCGCGCCAAGCCTTATTGGGCAAGTAGCCAGAACAGTATCTCCGCAACTTGCAACAACTGGCGGCTTCGCAGCGGAGCTTGCTGCTGGTGGCGCTGCTGCCACTGCCGCAGAAGAAGCAGAACGTAGGGGATATAGCGAGCCGGTACAGCAAATCGCGGGGCTTGCTGGCGGCCTAACCCCCGCAGCAGTTGGCCCAGCATTAAGAACCGCCGGACGTGGCGCAGCCGCTGTTGCTAGATCCACGCCTTTTCTTGGAACCGGAATAAGCGCCACTGCTGGTGCTGTTGCGCCGTTCACGCAAGCTGGCGCTAGACGTCTGGCTGGGGAGCGTGTTCGTGAGCTTGCTGGAGGCAGGGAAAGGGCGATAGAAGTTGCCGGAAGAATTAGATCAGGCGATACTGAGCTTGGCTTGACTCCTGCCGAGCAAACAAACGAAGCAAGGCTTATTGAGTTGCAGCGCGCAGCAATGCAGCAAGATCCAAAAGTTGCAGAGGCAATATCTCAGCGCCAGTTTGAGGCCGAGACAACCGCAAGAGAAGGTCTTGAGTTTGGTGGCAGGGTTGAAGACGCGCAGGCATTTGTAGCCCAGCGCCAAGCTGAGTTTTCAGACACGCTTGATAACTATATCGCCGCCGCAAGAGCATCAGCACAAAAGAAAATACCGGCCTCAGAAACTGACTCAATTAAAGCCAGCAATATTGTTGCCGAGGAGCTGCGCAGGGCTGAAAAAGTTGCTAAAGCAAATCAGAAAATGCTTTGGGATAAGATACCTGATGAAGTTGAGATGGATGTGTCTGGCATAAGGTCAACCATCCAGTCCTTGACTGAGGGGGCAACCCGAATAGGTCGCAAAAATATTCCGGCAGAAGCAAATTCATTTTTAAAAGCTACTGCCGCTCAAGGCACTGACAGGGTAAAAGAGGTAAATTCTTTATACACGGCCATGCGTGATACTGCGAGAAATGCAGTGTCTGGCGACAAGGTGAATAGAGATCAGGCTAGAATAGCCAACCAGATCGCTGACTCTATTCTTGCAAGCTTAGATGACATTCGGCCAGATACCGACGTGAATAGGGCAATCGTCGAGGCCCGCACATTTAGCCGACAGATGCACGACAAATTTTCCAAGGGAACAGCGGGAAAGCTGCTGAAAAGAACTGTGCGGGGCGAAGAAGCAACGCCAAGAGAGCTTACGCTGCAAAGCACTATTGGGGCTGGTGGAGATAAAGGCTTCCTAGCGCAACAAGATATTCTTACCGCCGTCAGAAGCGCGCCGGACACAGGCGAAGCGACAAACGCTACAGCAAATTACTTGCGCAACATTTTTAATGAAAAAGTGTTTACTGGCGATCAGTTCTCAAGATCAGCAGCAGAAAACTTCTTAACAACAAATAAGCGATTATTAGACGAGTTTCCCAACGTAAGGTCTGAGATTGAGCAATCAATATCTAGCCAGCAACGGGTAAAAGACGTTACAGATCGCGGCGCTGATTTGTCAAAATCTATAAAAGAAAGCACATCTGCTAAGTTTGCTGCGTCAAACCCAGAAAGAGCGATAGACGCGGTTATATCTGCGCCAAACCCAACCAAAGCGATGGCTAATCTGATTGCGTCTGCGAAGAAAGACAAAACAGGTGCAGCGCTAGATGGTGTAAAGCGGGCAATATCTAAGGCGCTAATATCAAGGTCAACAAGGGTGCTTGAGGTTGCGGGCGAGGCTGGCGCTACATCAGAGCTTCGCGGAACAAGATTGTCCGAGGCATTGAGTGACGAGGTGTTAGGCGGCATTGCCCAGCAAGCACTGTCTAAGGGTGAAATGTCTAGGTTGCGTATAATTTCAAAAGAGCTTGAAAAACTAGACAAAGCTAGGGTTTTATCATCCACCGGCAACACAATGGCGATGTTTAAGCCAAATGTTATCTCTTCTGTCGCCGGACGTATCCTTGCGGCAAGATATGGCGCTCAATTAGGCGGCGGCCTTGGCGGTAGCTTGCAATCAGCACAAATTGCGTCTGGCCGCGTTCAGCAGTTTTTAGAAGGCATTACGAATGCGAAAGCGCAAAGGCTACTAATTGATGCCGTGCAAGACCCTGATATAATGAAGGATCTTTTGCTGGATGTAAGTAATCCTAAAAACTTTGCCAGAATAGAAAAGACAATGGCACCTTATATCGTTGGCGCAATAGCTGGAACTGAGGAACAATAACATGCAACCACAACCAAAAGATCGCCGCGAGATAGAAAGCATTGTTCAGAATGCGATCAGCGAGGCCGTTGACTTCGTTGAGAGCGAGATCAGCCAAGACCGCATCAAGGCGCAGCGCTACTACGACGGCGAGGTTGATATTGGCCACGAAGACGGTCGCAGCAAGGTTGTGGCCACAAAAGTACGGGATACCATACGCTCTGTGAAGCCAAGCCTAATGCGGATCTTCATGTCCACCGCAAGACCGGTAGAATTTATCCCGAAGGGGCCAGAAGACGTTGCGCTGGCCGAGCAGGCCACCAGCTACATCCAGCACGAGTTTACGCGTTTGAACGGATACCGCGTGCTGAACGACGCCTTCCAAGACGCCATGGTGAAGAAGCAGGGCATCGTGAAGGCGTATTGGCACGACTACCCCGTTGCCGAGATATACACCTACACCGACTTGTCTGATGACGAATACACGTTCCTGATCCAAGAAGATGACGTGGAGGTGATTGAGCATACGATGGAAATGTCCATCGAGGTGGACGAGATGGGCATGCAGATCGAGCTTCCTATTCATTCGGTCAAGATTAGCCGCACTGAGATGAAGGGCGAGATGCGTATAGAAAGCATCCCGCCGGAAGAGTTTTTTGTAAACCGCGATTGCCGGTCATTTGATGACGCATATGTCGTGGCGCACCGCACAGACATGCGCGTTGGCGATCTGGTCGAAATGGGCTTTGATTTTGACGTCATATCCAACCTGACGCCATTTGACGGCACAAACGACATGTCTGGCGCAGAGGTTCTTGAGCGCCAAGGATACGAGGAAGACTTGTCAGACGAAGACGAGCTAGACCCATCCATGAAGCTTGTGGGCATCACGGAAGCCTACATGCGTATGGATGTTGACGGAACCGGCGTGCCGGTGCTGTACAAGTTTCTCTGCGGCGGCACGTCATACGAGCTGCTAGACTTTATGCCGTGCGACGAGATCCCGTTTGCCAAGTTTGAGATCGACCCAGAGCCACATAGCTGGTACGGACACAGCCTGTCTGAGCTGGTGGAGAATGACCAAGACGCAGCGACGTCTATTCTGCGTGGCATCTTGGATAACGTTGCGATGACCAACAATCCGCGCATTGGGATTGTGGATGGCGCAGTAAATATTGACGACGTGCTGAACAACGAGATCGGGTCACTTGTGCGGATGCGCCAAGCAGGATCTGTGCAGGATCTGAGCGTGCCGTTTGTTGCCGGTCAGACTTTATCTGCGCTGGCATATATGGATCAGCTCACCGAGCAGAAGACAGGCGTTACAAGCGCCTCTGTGGGGCTTAATCCTGACGCGTTGCAGTCTACCACCAAGGCAGCCGTTCAAGCGTCTGTGCAAGCTGCTGCGGGCCAGACAGAGGTAATGGTGCGCAACTTGGCCGACGGTCTGCGTGACCTGTTTGGCATTATGCTGCGCCTGATGAATAAGAATATGGACGAAGAGGTCCTGATGCGGATGAACGGGCAGTATATCCCCGTAGATCCGCGTGTCTGGGATACGTCGATGGACATCAGCATCAACGTCGGGCTTGGCACTGGCCGCGAAGAAGAAAAGCAGATGGCATTGCAGCAGGCATTGCAGATGCAGCAGATGGTTTACCAGCAATATGGCCCGATGAACGGCTTAGTATCGCTGACCAATATCCGCAACACACTGGCAGACAGTCTGGCGCTGTCAGGCGTGCGCAATGCCGACCGTTATTTCGCGCCGATTACGCCGGAGATCGAAATGCAGATGCTGCAGATGCAGCAGCAACAGCAGGCCATGATGGCGCAACAAGGTCAGGCGCAAGATCCAAACGCCGCATTCCTGCAGGCTGAGCAGATCAAGGCGCAAACCAAGGCGCAGACCGATATGATGAAGCTGCAGCTTGACGCGCAAAAGGCAGCCGCAGATGACGATCTGAAGCGCGATCAGAT